CTTTTGCGCTTGCTCTGCTGCTGTGTCGAGTTTAGCTAACTGCTCATCATAATAAACACCAGCTTCAGTTACTTGTTGCTGGATAAGCTGCAGTTGTGATTTAGCGCCAGAAATTTGGCCACCAACCGCGCCACCGATGCCTGATGCCTGATTGCGCGCAATTGCCATCGCCCGTTGTTGCTCAAACGCCGAACCAAATCCGCCACTGCCAGCAGAGTTAATAGCGCCAAGCACTGATTGCAACTCTGATTGGTCGGGCAGTAGGCCGGTTTTAACCTCATTGAATATCTGCGACAAGCGCTTAAACGGGTCAACTGCCGCGCCTGTTTCAGCAAGGAAACCACTGATAACGCCATTCAGGCCTTCGAGGCGCGATACGTATTGCTGCACGGCTTGCGACTGCTCGTTATAGCCGTTAATCACAGAATCGCGCTGCTGCTCAAGTGCTGTGCGCTCTTTGTCGATACTTTCAAGCTTCAAGTCGAGTTCAGTTTTCAGTCGTTCTTTTTCGCGCCCAGCCGCTTCTTGCAGCTTGTTGAATGCGTTGCTTGCTGCGTCTTTAGCTGCTGCCGCTGCGTTACGCGCTGCATCTGCTGCGGTGTTTTGCGCTGCTGCTAATTCGCGCTGCGCCAATGCTGCATCTTCAGCCGCAAAGATTGATTGCAACAATCCGCGCAATGATGCGTCAGTCGCGTCCAGTTCCATTTGTCTGCGCATGGCTAGCGCTTCACTAGACTGCCCGAGCGCGTCCAGCAGGCGCAATTCTAGGCTTGATTGCGATGCTTTCAGTGCTGCTGCTTTTGCCTCAGCTTCTTTCGTTGCCGCCTCTGCTGCTGCGTTGGCTGCGGATGCCTGAGCCTCTAACGATGACAGGTAACTATCCATTGTCGGCACAAGCTGCATTAATGCGGCAAATTGCGCCTGACCCGCTGCCGTGGTCAAGTCTAAGCCATCAACCATCGCCCTGAACTGGTCACGAGTTACTGGCACAGTCGCGTTAAGCTTTGAAAATTCTTCAGCCAGTTGCTGCTGCATCATGAGCTGCTTTTCTGTCTCGCTGTAAAACGATTGATAATACTGGCTAGACAGCGCTGATAGCTGGTCTAATCCGCCAGCTAGTTCAACGATATTCGTCGCGGCAACCATTGCTGATTTGCCGGTTAAGTCAAAGCCAAGACCGAGCGCTTTAGAGATTAGACTTACTGTGTTCATGTTGGCTGCCAGTCGGTAAACTGCATCAACTGCGCTTTCGCCTTCTTTCTGCAAGCCAGCAAGCGAATCACCAAAAATGGCAGACGTTAAAGCGTCAGTTGTCGAGCCAAACCATGCGGCAACAGCAGCTTTTACCTCTTCTTCAGTCTTGCCTTTAATATCGATATTCACCGCAGACGAAAAGCCCTTAATTACCTCATCAGCAGTTGTGATGCCGAACACCTTGGCCGCTTCAGCAAGGGATTCGCCAATCATGTCAAAGGCAGAATCTAATCCGGTTGTGTCGTAGGCAGAAGTTGTTTCTCTATATCTATTTTTCCACAGCTTCTTCTTCTTTTCTTCCGTGGTCACCATGCCTGACACATCGCCGCCGCCAACAGAAAGCCCTAGCGATGATTTGTTAGTTTCCCACTTACCGCCAAACAAAGAGCCGACAGCTCCACCGAGGGCGGCGCCAATAGCAGCGCCAAGTGGTCCAGCTAACATCATGCCTGCAACAGCGCCAATTGAGCCGCCTACCGCGCCTTTGCCGCCAGCTGAGCCGCCTATTGCGCCGCCAGCCAATGCAGAAATGCCAAGCCCAAGAGCCATGCTTGACGCAGATCCGCCTAGCAGCGATTCAAACCCACCCAAGCCTCCAGCATTTGCAGCACCAGGTAACATGCCGCCCATGCCAAGGCTGACCATGATTGGCTTAGTTAAAGCCATATGCGCCATCTCTGCCAGCATGCGTTTAAAGGCGTTTTTCATGCCGTCCACAACTGAGTTCATGCCGTCGAAAGCATTCATCCATGCGTCAGCAAATGCTGATTCGATGCGCTCTGCTGCTTTTTCGCTTAGTGTTGCGACAGTCTCAACGCCTTTGGTTGCAGTATCTTCCCATTCCAATTCGGCTTCGATTTGGCGCTCTTTGCTTGCAATGCGGTCGTTTTCGATTTCTTCTAATTCTTCTAATGCGTCAAAGTGGTCTTGCGCGGCTTCTTCCATGTTTTTGAATGAAGCAACACCAATTTTGCCAACACTTGCAGCAGTCTTGCCGTATTGCTCAAGCCGATCAACATTCTTATCAATCGCACTGGCGTTTTCGTCATAGGCTTTGCGTAACTGGTCAGCCGCTGTAATCTGGCTAGTGAATGAGTCAATCGACGCTTGTCGCTCATTCATGATTGCCTGCAAAGATGCCTGACGCGCTTGATTGATTGCGGTAAATTCAGCGGCTGGATCAAAGCCATTACTAAACGGATTAAGCGCATCTGCCGCCATTTTTCCGTAGACAACCATTCGGTCAACGTATGCCGCAACCTCAACAGTGACAACCTGCAAAAACGCCTTGATGTTTTCCGGCATATCGCGGAACGCTTCAACGATTAGCCGCGCAGTCTCTGACATATCCAACGACCAGTATTTACCTGCATCAGCAAACAAGCCGCCGATGTTATCCAGAATGCTGGCAACACCCGCACCGAAGTTGGTGAATTTCGATACCAGCGCATCAAGATAAGCGCCCATCTGACCAGAAGCTATCGCGTCAGTTAATGCCTGAATCGCTTCCGTTGCTGTGCGCACAGACGTTTCAATAACACTACCAGCGCCTTGCTTGCTAACCGTTAGGAATAAAGCATCCCACGAGTCTGACAGGTTGCTGATTGCACCGTCTAGCGTAGCCATACGGTTAGCCATGGCGCCAGCAAATTCGTTATTGCCAAGCCCCATTAAATACTTTTCAATCTCAGCAGCAGAATTGCCGACAGTGGTCGTGATGCCACGGAAGGTAAACGCAACTCTATCACCCTGCGCCGATGACTTGATGCCGAACTCTTTCAAGCGCTCAAACTCGCCCGTAGCAGCATCAGCAACAGCCTCGACCATCTGCGACAAGTCTTTACCCATCGCCGCCGCTGTGTTGCCGTATGACGTCAGCGCTTTCTCGGATGGGGTCAAGCCCATATTGACAAGCTGATTAAACGCCTTGGTCGCTTGCGCTAGGCTGTAAGGTGTCGATGTGGCAAAGTCTTGGATTGCTTTAAATGCTTGAGTGGCATTCTCTGCGCTACCCGTTGCGGTAATCAATCCGGCGTTTAAGACGTCAAATTCACGAGTGACAGCAACGATTTTATTGAGTGATGACAAGGCAGTTGCAGCAGTTGCGACAGCGCCAGCAACAACAGTGAAAGCCTTAGCCATGCCGCCGGAAGCTGACTCTAGCGACCTTTCGGTTTTGCCACCTTGCTTGGCTAGATTGTCCAGCCCTTTGCTTGCTTTGTCGATGCCTGATGTGTCTGCTTTGAACCCAATGGCGACCAAATCCATACAATGCTCCCGCTAATAATTTAAGCTAGTATATCGCGGTTACGTGTTACCTGCGAATAAAAAAGCCCTCATCAGAGGGCTATGCTTTAACGGAAGCTCGAACGGCTTGCTTCATCAATTGAACTTGCTCTTTTTTGTGTACCGCTAGAGCTTCTTCGTCATCTGTCACGTGTGGCGGCGGCATGTCAGGCTGTCTTGCTGCTGATAGTGTTGATACATATGCTCTCGATAATTCGATTACTGTTTCACACTCCCAGCTGTCAAGCTCAGAGCCGCTTAGCTCGATGTAGCTTTTAAGCTCTGACCAGCTTAGTGGCACCGGACCATTTGCACCGCTTGAGCAAATGCCAACTTGCATCAAGTGCGATAACAAGTGGTCAGCGTTGCCAGCATCTGGCATTTGTCGGTAAATGTTGTTTTCAGAAAGTGAATCAATCCGGCTTGCTCTGCTGTCTTTGGCATCTGGGGTCGAATGCAACCAAGCCAGATGCCGGATAAACAATAACAGGTCAGCCTTTAAGCCTTAAAAAGTTCAGCGCGGTCGCCACAAGCTGCATCAACCTGCTCTTTAATCCACGGGTATTTCAGGAACAAAGACTGTGCAGCAGCAATTGAAAACGGAACATCTTTGCCAGCTTCCTGAATGCCTGACCATGACAAAGTGCATTTTGCCAACAGCTCAGCGCCGCGCTTTTCCATGCCTTCAATGTCAACGTCGTCTTTCTTCGACTTCTTCAGCATGCTTTGCTTAACGCGAGCATTAACTTCAGCTTTGAAAATCTTTGAGTCAGAACCAGCAACAACGACGATCATCTTGTCGCCTTTGTCGTTAGCCAGAGTTTCGCCAGTTGCTGGGTGTTTCAGTTCAACCGTTACGCCTTTTTCAGCAAGCGCAACAACATCAAGATTGGATAAATCCATAATATAAACCTCATCAAGTTTGCATCCAGAAAATTAAGTTGCCGGTGCCAAGTGGATGAGTCTTGGCAGACCACGTTTGTCCGTTACCGGCTTCGCTAGTGTAGCAAATAAAAACGGGGCAATGAAGCCCCGTAGTTGGTTATGCGTAACTATTAAAACTTAGTAGTCAGCGTAGCAATGATGCCAGTGCCGCCAGTAACCGCAACAACACCGCGCAAGAATGCGCGAATGCTGTCTAACGGAATGGCAACACGTACACCAGCAGCAATTGCGCCAGTTGAGAAGCCAGCAGACGTTGCGACAGGACCCAAGCCTGGCACTTGTACCGGCACTGAGTCAGCCCCGTCAAGTGTTACAGTCAAAGCGCCAGCAGTGCCGTTGAACAATACCAAAACTTGGTCGGCACCTTCTTTGTAGACTAGGGTGTCGTTAGCGGTTAACGTGGTTGGCGTTAACGTGCGCGCGCCTGTGCCTGTGATGAGTGTTTGTGCAATAACAGCCATGTTACACCTCTACAATGTCAGAGTTGATTTCAACTTGCACCGTTGAGCTAACAATGCTGTTTGCACCGCCTGCCGCTTTCGTGTAAGAGAAAATCTTACCAGTGAAATAGTCAATACTGCCGTCTTGGTAAGTAACACGGAAACTGTGTTCGGTGTTCTTGTTAATGCCGGTAACGCCGCCAGATAAAATAATCTGGCCAGCATCGTCAGCATCGCGGCCTAACGACAACGACATTGAACCGTTGTTGATGAAGCCTTTGTATTTCTCTGTCTTGCCAGTTGCTAGTGGGTTGTGAGTTACAACCTCAGCATTAGCGCCGTATTCTGGCAAATCGGTTAATTCGCCAACGTTAACGAAAGTCAGCGCGCCAAAGCCTGCTGCATCAACGGTTGCTGGTTCTGCGGCAACTACTGCGAACAGAGTCCCGGTGCTGGTAATTACGGCCATAATGTATACCCTCAAATTAAAGTGATTGATCAATCATCCGCTTAACAGTATAAACGGTTACGTGTTACCGGTCTAGTTTACGACAGTCCAGCGAATACTAAGCGAATAAACAAAGTGGTCGCCATCAGTTCTCGCCGGTGAAGTGGTCGAACCCTCTAGGTTAATCCGCAAGTCGCCATCGACCATCGCTGCCGGTTGTCGCTGAAATGCGGCTTTCAGTTTCTCAATCGTTGCCAAGCCCTCAAACTTTCCCTTGCCTTTCGGAGTGCAAATGTCTATTTGGTAAACCCCATCTTGTCGCTGCATTCCGTCAGCTTCTAGTGTCGGGTTAAACGTATCACCAAACAAGCAAGCCTCCCGCAAATAGCTTAAAGCTGGCTGCATTGTAGCTGTCACGTTTTCAGTGATGATTGCCGGAACACCCGTTACTGCCGCAAGCCTTGCGCGTAATAGTTGCGCGATTTTGAATTCATTAATCATCTGGAAGCCTTCCGAATTTCATCTTCAACGATTGATTGCCAGCTTGCTACTGATACTCGCACCATGCCTGCTGGTGATTGCGCCGACCATGCATCATATTCAAGCCTTTGAGCATAAGGTAGCGAGTT